GTTGCAGCAGAAACGGCAGATGTTAAGCCTTTTAGACTATTCGTAGCTGTTATGGTGTCAAGTGAAATCTTAGTCGCCATTTCGTTTTGAACTTTAGCCAAAAATTATTCCTCCTTTCACATAAATTTTTTAAATAAGTTTCCAGCATTAACCGGTCGCTTATCACGAGGACGAGCATTTAAAATTTCACTCAGCTCTTGATAATTCATTTTGTCAACGGTTTCGAACGGCATTCCTTTGAGAAGAAGTTCTTTTTTTAAGTAAAGAATATCTTCACGCTCGTTTTTCAAATCATCAATTGCTTTGCGGTTGCGGATTAGTCTTTTTTTGGGTCTTTTTCTTCCTCTTTTAAAGACTTAGCAAGTTGCTCTTCTGACTGTCCTTTAATTCGTCCAATTAAGTAATTTAAAAACTGACCTAATTCGTTAAAATCAAGCTCATCTTTAGCATCATCAACTTGCTTATCGGTCAGTTTTAAAATATCTTTTAAAAAGTCAAAAGCTTCTTTTGTGAAAGTACGTTCTTGTTCCAACTGTTTGATTACTTCAGCAGGCTTCAAATCTTTCTTTTCACTTTGAACGTCCGCATTAACTGACAATTGAAGCAGCTTAATAAGCATTTCATCAGCTTTATCTTGATTTTTAATTGTTAATTTAATCTCAATAGGCTTTTTGATACCTAACTTAGATACATTAATTTTTGCCAATATAATTCCTCCTGTTTGTCCGTCTCATTTTTATCGTCTCTGTCATCATGTTGAATCGACTTGGTTAGTTATTATCCTTGAGTATTCCCACTTGTCGCAGCTGTATAGCCGCCGAAAACTTCTTTCATCATCGCAGCTTCATCAAAGCCACTTGCTTGAGCAAAGTAAACCTTGTAAGGTTTTTGCTGTCCTTGCGAGTCGGTGAAGATCCCGTCTTTCAGCGGATCTAGCGCATCAATTTCAAGGCTGATAGTATCATCTTCCGCCTTGGTGTCACCTGTTTTCTTATCTAAATCAGTTTCTACCACATTTGAGTTAGCGAAAGCTAAATAGACAAGATTTCCAGCGTAATCTTGACTAGCTACTAAAACTGCCACATTAGGCTTTTTCTTGCTAGAAAGAACATAGCCACCCTTGCTATCAACATCGTAGCCCTTAATTTTGTTATAGACATCGTAATCCATGTCTAATGCATTAAGCGTCATTGACGGCTGTTGTGCACCATATGAGTAACGCCCAATTCCGTTGTTAGCGAAAACCGCGGTTCCTTTTTGTTCAATACCACTGATTTTTGCTTCAATAACACCAACAGATTTATTAACGGCTAAATAAACGCCGTCTGTACCGATACCGCCCTTGCTTGGGTCTGAAATTAATGTTCCAGTGTCATCTAAAATAGCTAACTTAGCCCAATTGACACCAGTTGTTGCTGCTCCACCTGCCATTTAAATCACTCCTCTAATATTTTTTGTAAAATAAAAGACCTTAGATACTTGGCTAGTATCAGGGTCTTTAGTATGATTTTTTGATTGATCTATCTGCCAGCCGTCACTTTGAAATAGCTGGGCAAAAGCAATCTCCAAATCTTGGATATTTAAATCTATTTTTAACGAATAAAAAATTTGAACCTCAACGCCTATTTGCCAGCCTTTAAAAATATTGTTGGCGTAGTATTGAGGCTCATTAACGTATTCTGTTATCCACGCTAATGTCTTGTCTGATTGATTAATAACTTCTTCAGGCAATGACGTCTGATAGATATTGTCAAGCCAAGAATAGTTAGCCGAAGCTATCAACTCTCTAGCCTGAATAACTGGCAATTTCACTTGCTATCACCGCCAATCAACTCATCATACTTTTTTCGCTGAGCGGCAAAAACGTCATCTGATGCTTCATTTCTGACATTATCTACCCAGTGAGTTGCTGGCATTTTAATTGTGCCGTCATTAAGAAAACGGGCGATATAAGCTTTTTTCTGAAAGCCTACCGTACTGTTGCCATTTTTTCCGCCGTCAATGTCAGTCGGAATATAAGTGATATTGTCTTTTAGATGACCATATTTTTCTTCTTTTTCCTTGCTGACTGGTGCGGCTTCTTTTAATCTCTCAGCTAGTACTTCAGCCCCAGCTTCGGTGATTTCAGCAGACTTCTCAGCATTAGGAATTGTGCTTTTGATTTGCTCAAGCCAATCACTCATCTGCTCTCCTAAATCTGCCATCACTTCACCTTCTCACTAAGTTTGACGGTCAAATAGTCATATGCCATGTAGTTCAGACTGTCGTCAGAGCTAAGATTGATAATGTCGTATTGCTGTCCGTTATAGATAACTTTAAGCTGATCATTGATTGCCGAATTGTGACGAACAACCAGCACAATTGAATCCTCAAAATCAGTATTTAAAAGTTTGTAAGTCTGACTGATTGCTCGCTTTTGTGGATAAGCCCACAGAGAGAGTTGAGAAACGAACTGTTCGCTGTAATCGCCAGTGTTATCATTTTCAACTGATTTAATCGTGCCTAGTTGGATTTTTTTGTTAAAAAGACTAGGTAGAAACTTCCGAGCCATCGGCATCACCCTCTATCTCGTCCCACAATCCTCGAAGTTGCCCAATAATGCTATTGACAGTCAAATCGACACCATAGCTTTGCACATCAGCTAGTGCCAGCCGATATTGATAATAAGTTCCAGCCAGTGACATAATTGCCGTGTTGAAAAGGTCACTTACTCGGCTGTCTACATAAAACTTACCGTCAATATCTTCTCCAATAGCGTTGATGATGTAGTTTTGAGCTGCTGAAATGTATCCACTAATCAAAACATCATCGTCTGTTCCGTCAACGTGAAAAGCATTTTTAAAATCGTCTGTAGATACTGTCAAGCTAACACCTCCTGATTAGCCGCCGATGCTATCACACAACTACTGTTTATTTTTTAGGCGACACGCTAGTTATTAACCAGCGCTAGTTGTTGAACTTGCAGCAAAGTTAGCTGTTTGATCAGCAATGGCTGAGAATGAGCCAGCTACAAACGCATCACTATCAGTAGATTCGACATCGAAACGATCAATGACACGAACTTTCGTCTGGTCTTTTTCGAATGCTCCGCCACCGATGTTAGTTGTCAATAATGACATGTTTTCACGGTCAAACAATGTGACAGCTTGCGATAAATCACCATAATACAATGGATAAACCGGTTTAGCGGTTGTGCCAGAGTTAGGTAACCATTTGTCAGAAACCATAACAACACGTTTTCCACGAGCCATCATGATGTCAGGCTGAGTTGAGTTTGGTTGGAGCAAGTAATTGCCAAAGGCATCTTTAACCTTGCAAAGCTCATTGCAACCTGAAACGTTAGTCATTAAGAAAGATGTTGACTTGATGGCAGGGTCAACAGATGTATTAATCATGTCGATAATGTCATCAAATTTAGCAATTGTTGGCTTGGTTGGGGCAGCGTTCATTTTTGCAATGATTGCGTTGTTGCGAGTAACGATAGTTTTGCGAGCGATCCACTGTGTCAACCATGCCAAGATGTTTTGGTCTGAGTCTTTCAACAGTGAGTTAGTAGCAGTAGTAATGCCTGCGTAACGATGGATAGCATATTTAATCAATGTCATATGTGGATCATCGTTATCGCCAATTGTTGCTGTTTCATCGTCCAGATCAGCAAGTGGAGTTACATCAGTCCATTTTTCCCATACACGTGAGCCAGTCTGGGTTGAAACAGATTCAACATTTACATACTGCTGTAAAGCATCGTACTGGCGAACCAATTCATGAATCTGGGTTTCAATATCTTGTGGAATTGTTAAACCAATAGCATTGCCTGATTCGTCCGTTGAGGATGTTACCAAGTCCATAATCTTAGGATCACCTTTTAACATTCCACGAAAATTATCAACGAAATTCTTTTTAGGGTCAGCTTTTTTAGTAACAATATTTACTTTTTTGTTAGCAACTTTTGCATTTTCTTTTGCATCATCTAAAGCAGATTTAGCAAAATCACGTGCAGTTTTAGCATTTTTTAAATCATCACTGATTTTCTTTACTTCTTCATTTGTATATTTAGCTGGATCAGCCACTAATTCAGTTGCCATTTGCTGTTTTTTGTCTTGCAAATCAGCAACTTTATTGCCGGCTTCGATCCATGCTGTGTTTAAATCATTCACATTAGCCATTTAATCGGCCTCCTCTTTAATTTTCTGCAAACAAAAAGCTCAGCTTTTCTTTAAGCTGGGATTTATCGTTTTGTATTTTGTTTTCTGTTACTGATTCAGGCGGCTTTGTTTCTGCTTTTCGCATTAACGTTTTTACCTTAGAAATAACGTCTTTGTTTAGCAAAGCTTGACCGCCAGCCGTATTGGCTACCGTTGCAGGTTGCTCTGCAAACATAACTTCGTCTGCAAAGCCTTGCTTAACAGCATCTTGAGCATTGATCCACGTTTCTTGCGACATCATTCTGTAAATATCTTGTGAATCTAAACCGGTTTTTTGCTGATAGACATTGACAATTGCTTCATCGGTTGAATTAAGCCCCTCCAAATCACTTGCCAACGCATCTGAGTTGCCTTGCGATACAGTTGAAGCTCGATGGATCATGAGCTGAGCGGTAGGAGAAATTTTAACCACGTTACCTGCCATCGCAATAATTGAAGCAGCACTAGCAGCTAAGCCCACAATGTTAACCTCAACCTGTCCGCTGTAAGCTTTCAAAGCAGTATAAATTTCCGATCCAGCAAACACATCGCCTCCCGGAGAATTAATTTCAACTGTTACATTGCTGCCAGCGGCATTTTTCAGTGCATCTGTAATGTCATTAGGAGTTACTGTCGAATAGCCAAAAAGCTGATAAACCTCAGCATCATCATTGCTGCTGATTACTCCCTTGATTGGTACTGTTGTCATTTTCAGTTTCACCCCCCTTCACTACTATCTGCCGGACTGGCTGCTTTTCTGCGTCAGGCATATCTTCAGGTAAGTATCCAGCATTTTGAAGCATCCACGTTGCTTGATTGCTTGCAATAGTGCCATCTTTTGCCAGCCCTGATAGCGTACTTGCAAAATCATCGCCAAGCGGGTCAATTGCAGGACGAATATCAGCCGTGATATTTGCGCTTAGTTTGCTATCCATCTCACTTACAATTGCTTTCACATAGCGATTTAAGGCATTAGCATACATACCCTTAATCATCGTTAGAGACGACTGCTGATCGCCTTGACCGTTTAAATATGAGTCAGGAACGCCAAAAACTTTAGCAATCTGTGTGGAAGTCCAGTCAACCTGATTTAGTAATGTTGCAACATTGGCTTTGATCTCCAACGGTGTGTAGGTTTCTAAGTCATCAATCACAATTGGCCCATTATTAGAGTTACTAATCTGGCGCATAAATTGTCTTGACCGAGCAGCTTTTTGCTTAGCGCTTAGTAAGCCACCGCCTTTGATTGACAAAGTACCCGGAGAAATGATTGATTGCTTTAAAGCGTTGATTGTCAAATCATCAGAAGCATCTTTAATGCTTAACTCATTGACTAAGGCAGATAACGGGCTAACGCCTGTCATACCACCTGTTTTGCTTAGCAACCGCATATGAATCATGTCTGATTGCGGCACATACTCTTTAATACCAATTTCAGGTTCATCAAACGTGACCGTATAAACCAGTCCAGAACCGTCCTCTAACAAATAGGTGCTGACTTGTGACGGTCTTAAATACTCCCATCTCAAATCAACACCATTATTATTTCGCCAGCGGTAAGCGAAACATTCGCCAGCCAGCATAAGTTGAGCAAACATTGACTGCCAAAAAGCGTGCCCATTTGCCGTAGCGCTTGGATTGTCAATAATGCCCTGAGCTCGTGGCATATTTGCTTTATATTTAACAGTTGCTAAATCTCCAGAAAGCTGCATAACAATCGAATAAATATCTGAGTTTTGCAAAGCTGTATCAGCATTAACATACTGATTGCCATTGCTTTTTAAAAAATTAATCACATCAGAATCATCGCTGACTGTAAAAGCAGCAGATGGAGACTTAAAATTAAAAATCGGCATTGTTATTTAACACCCCCTTTCGATCCTGCAATTAGCTCGGAGGTAAAGCCAGTCAAAGCAAAAGTAAGCCCTAAAACGATTAAACCTACTTTAAAATTGACTAAAAACGCACCATAATTGATAAAACTTGCTGCTAAAATGTAGCAAATCGCATCGAAAATAGTCCAAAAATTTTTAAATAGCGTTTTAAAAATCATCATCATCACCTCCTAAAAGCCCTGATTCAGGGTTATTAAACCAAGCTTTCACTTGCTCTTGCGTCATTCTTTCGACTTGTTTCGATTTATCGTTAGCAATGCCAAAGTCCTCAAAATGAAACATTGCTTGATAAAGTGCATCAATGATTGCATCAACGACATCAATCTTTAATGTCGCTTTAGCTTTATCGACCTGAATACCAACAGGGTCTTCTTTCAATTGCGCGTTTATCAAAGCCTTTTCCATAATCGCATCGTCAAGGCGTGTCACACTGCCCTCAACAAAAATCTTTTGTAGGAATTTTGTTGGATCTTTAAGCTCCCCTGTCCGCTGCCTAATCGCTTCAAGCGGCCAATCTGTATTCAGATCAAGCTGCTTTATCATTGGTGTCATGCCAAAAGCATCGTATCCAAAGAAAACAACTTCTAAATTATTGTCCTCCACATAATTGAGCAACCATTGGTAAACCTGATCGTCATTAATCAATCCTTGTGGGTGACTTGTAATCGTGCAGAAACCTTTTTTAGCAAGTTCTCGGTAATTAATACCGTCCTGTTTTTCTTTAGCTTCAATTGAGCCAGCTTTTTGCCACGGAATGAAAGAGTGTTGCTCGATGTGCCAGCCATGATCGTGAGGATATACGAAAGCAATCGCTGTATTATCAGATAACATTGAGTAGTCAAAGCCAATATATACTTGTTTTCCTTGGCATTTAAACCCCGGAATAATTGCTTTTTCAATATCATCAAGTTTTAGGAAACTATTGACTGACTCTTGCAACCACAGGTTCAAGTTTTTACATTGAAAATCGGCAACATTGCCTGAAAGCATATCGCTGTCTCGCTTATCTTGCAGCCCTTGCATCAAAATGTCTCTTTGACTAGGCAAGTAGAGCAGAGGGTTTGATTTAGTCCACGATGTTGGCTTGAAAGTTTCATCAAGCTTATCTTGTGCCCAAATCAGTCCGAGATAAGTGTCTGCCTGACGGCCAAAGTCTTTTTCCATCGCTTGCTGTATCATTTTTTGATCATCATGAAATGGGACGGACGGATCAGGATATGACGTTGAAATCTGGATAAATTGTCGATTAGGCACTTTAACTTGTCCTGAAATAATCTTAGATATTTTATCTCGCGACTTAACTTCACCAATTTCATCAAAAATTGCGGTGGTAAAATGAAAACTGCCTAGTCATATTGACCAGATTCGTGTGAAATCGCACGCAAAACGTTATTAGTTTTCTTTTCAATTACTTGATCGGCTTGGATAGAAATTTCAGCTTCCTCAGCGAGCTTTTTAAAAGGCTCATCTGCAATTATTTTTCGCATCATACTTTTTATATAACCGAAAATTTTATTAGTCTGTTTAAAATTAATTGAAGCAACTAGATAGTCTTGGTTAGACAGTCCCAGTGATTCGATAAAGTATGAGTAGCACATCAAAATAGCCATAAGGTAAGTTTTACCCTGGCCGCGTGAAACTGAAACAATAGCTCGTGAGAATCGTTTGCCGCCCTCTTTGTTTCGCCAACCAAAAAGCATGCAAAAAATGAATTTTTGCCATTGCATTAATTTGGTTGGTTCTCCAGTATCAACATTAGGGCAGATTGAAGCGAACTTAAGCAAGTTGTTTGCTTGCTTAGTTGAGTAATTATAAGGAAAATCAGTATTGCCGACTCGCTGCAAGTCTCTAAGATGTCGAAAACATGCAAGTTTTATTAAATAGCCGCTTGTAATTTTCCCGTTTAAAACTTCAAAGCAATATTTAGTCCCTGAGTCTTGATATTTTTCTTTAACATCTGAAAAATCAATCTTTTTAAAAGCTCCTAAAACATCATGCGATTGTGTAAGGTCAATATTCATAGCACCACCTCCTCTCGAAACAAAAAAGACTACTTACTGAAAAACTCTTTCATACTTTCAGCAGCAGACTTTTTATTTTTATCAGCAACTTTTAAATCCATGAACTCGCTCCGCGCTTTAGGTGACAGTCCAAGCTGTGCTCCTACTCTCGTAAGGTTTGAGAGTGCATCGGAGTATATTTGATATGACGGATTTTTCTTGTAACCTTGGAAATCTTTAGCAACAATTGAGCCATCAACAGGGCTTAGCGAAGTTTTATATATTTCTTGCACTAATCCTTTATCTTGTAGGTGTTGATAGGCTTTTCTGTATGTTTCATATGACGAGCAATACAACTCGGCGAGGTTACTATCAATTTTCTTAATACCACGCTGATCATTTAAAACAGGGATAATCTTGCGCCACATAGCAGCACCAATTTTTCCCAGTTGGTCAGGTGGAGTTTTACTTAAAAGGCCGTTGTTTTGGTCTTTAAACGTATTTTTTACCACATTTGCTCACTTCCTTTTGCTCTGAGGTTTACCCCCTTATATTTTTTGTAAAAATTTGTTGTGCGTCACAAAACGATGGCAATGTGTGGCTCTGCCTTTATTTTTGGGGCGCCCGGGGATTATTTATTTGCTTAGGCAAATTTTAATTTTAACTTTTTTAAAATTTTTGTTCCCTTTAAACTATTACAATTCCTGCAAGAAAGTTTTACGTTATCCCATGTGTTCGTTCCGCCTTTGCATATAGGAATTACATGCTCAATAACTGGAGCATCTGGCCTATTATAATCATCATTTAAAACTAGGTGTTTCCCACAAAGATAGCAGATTCCCGCATCACGCTTATACAATCTTTTAAGAGAAATAGTTTCATAATCTCCATTTTCCTTTGCATGTTCCATTCTTTTATGTTTCCTTTCCGACCTATTTTTGTTTTTAGTTGCACGTCGGCATTTGTTAGAACAGTATACTTGCTGAATGCTAGCAGCTTTAAAAATATTTCCGCACCACTTGCAATTTTTAAACATAATAGGCTTTGCACTTAGCATTTCCTGCCATTTTGTTTTATCCAATTCATATACTTCAAAGTGTGAATTAGGATGGCAAACATAGCATTGCCAGTCTTCTTTTCTAAAAGCTGACTCATAGACATAAAACCTTATCCCCCATTTTCTGCATCTTAAAAGTATTTTAGAGTTTTTACTCTTTCTGGAGTGGTGAGGCTGATGCCCTGATATGTATTCAACATCATCAGAATGTTTATTGTTAAATTTGTATCCACGCTTTTGATATCTCCAAATTGAAGCGCATGATTTGGAACACGTCATTGTTCTTTTGCGCAAAGTTTTAAATTCCTTTTTGCATATTAAACATTTCTTTATATACATAATGCAACACCTTACTTTATTTGTATTGTATATTATTATGATACATTATTATTGTTGAAAATGCAACACTCATATTGTAAGATAGGCATGAGGTGATTAGATGAAAAAAAGAATGACTTTCACTCTAGACGAGGAACTGTTGGCTAAACTAAAAGAAATATCAAAGAAAACAATGATACCTCAAGCTAGACTTGTTGAAAAAGCAATAGAAAATATTGTAAAAGAGTATGATAAGTAATCATGCTCTTTTATTTTTCATCATTGTCGCAATCATCTTCACATTACTAATTGGTTCTACATCTTTCAATGTATTGCCATTGCCACACCCGTAATATCGCTGCTCCCAGTCAGTCTTGAGTCTATGACAGCTCCTGCATATCACAGCTAAATTATTAATGTCTGCTTTGCTCTTGAGCTGAAACTCCACAGGTATGATATGATCAACCGTCTTGCTATTGATTGCTCCACAGTATTGGCAGATGTAATGATCACGGTCTAACACTTGCTGTCTTAGATGAGCCCACTGTCTTGTACGGTAGAAGTTATACTGCTCACGCTTGATATTGTTGCGGTTGCGTGTGACAGTGTTATATCTATGTTGCCGTTGTTTATTATGTTGATTGCTCCATTTTTGTCTACTAGCAATGTATTCGGCTTCGTGTTCTATATGCTGTTTGCAATAATGGTTAGGAAACTCAGCCATCGCATGGCAACCGGTATATCTGCATCTACGTACACGCATCTCAGCGTTCAGCCTCCTTAATATATTTAGCTCGATCTTGCTGCTAACTAAGCCATAGTCCTTGTCTACGAACATTAGTTTCTCTTAGCATATTGTGCGTATCCATTTCGCATACCTGTGTCCGTATCAAGAAACTCTATGTCATATGACTTAGGCATTTCCACTTCGTTGTCTGTTTCCCAGTCTAAATGTAGTTTTGTTAACCCTCTATGGCTATGCTTCATATCCGTAATATCAACGCCATCAATATAGACTTTTGGAACATCACGCACATCATCGAATTCAATGCGGACATGTGGAGTCTTGTTAATCTTGACATTGGTTTTCATTTCAACAGTTGGTTTCATAATTAATCACTCCTTATTTTTTAAGCCAGATGCTAATCTGCATTTTTTATAAATCTATACAATTGCCATCCATCGCCAAAGTTTTTAATTTCAAATCCGCGTTTTTGCAACACTTTCTTGTACATTTTCCAGCGTTTTTTATCAGATCCACTTACTTGAAAATAAAGTGGACAAGCTGTTTTTATTTCCTGTTTCGCATATGTGTCGAACTCGGCAATCATGTTCCATGCCCAGACAAATGGAGCTATACCATCTTTTCCAGTCATGTGTAGCCAGTTATCATTAACTTGTTTTCTTTTATGAAATACATTGAGCTCAACACTTGCAACTGAAATATTCGCCAAATTGTAAAGCCAAAAATCTATCCTTGCTGTCATTCCGCTGGGAAATATTTTAGTTTTATAAACACAATTAGCATCTTGATAAGTATTGTCCCATCTGAAATTCATAAAATTTCCTCCTAAAAATGTGTATAAAAATAGCCCGGTTTCCCGAGCTTCTATGTAAACCGGATTTCTCCGGCCACAATTCAAGCACCAACATTTAATTTCGTGTGGAATCAAATGCTATATGCTATTAGTTGGCTATCCAACAGAAAGAATTATGTTATTTTATTTTTTAAAGGATAGTCATATTAGCCATGTTTTCCGCCACAGCTATGTACGCCAGCAGCAAAAAGGGAAAAACTACTGGCACGTTATCATCATCGCTTTTTGGTATTGCCACCTCACTCCGATAACTATTTTTTTCAGCTTCTAGGCAATTAGATGCAGCCTGTAAGTTACAAAGGAGAGAAATTACCTAATCGTCTTACAATACAATTCTAAATCTATATATCGTTTAAAAGGCTCGTCTTTGGCTCATCTTGTTGAAATTCCTCTCTCATGAGCAACTGCTTCAAAAAAAGCTTGCCTTTTCTTTTTGACTTGGCTGACAGATAGATTAGTTTTCATTGCAATGCCTTGCAGTGTGTACATAGACATTTCATGCACATACATTTCTTCGATAATGTCATAAGTAATGTTGTCTAAAAGTGCTGGTATTTTGTCATTGCTTGCACATTTTAAAAGCGTTTTTCTTATAGCTTGTTCATTTCGTTTTAGGTTAGTTAATTCTTTGTCCTCAGCCAATGTAATTGCCATGTCTGCTACACTTTCATCTTTTTTATTTTGTGCTCTACCACCGCCAACATTTTCATCTTGCATTTCTTGAAACCTGTTCATCAGCTCGTCTTCACGTTGTTTGATATGTTGATCGTAAAGTGGATATTCTCTAATCATGTCAGCAATAAAATTAAATGTAGATCGTTTCAAGGATTAATCACACCCCCAAAATAAACATAATAATAAAAATTAGTGTCAAAGCTTCAGCCGCCAAAGGGTTAAGCCAATTTTTCTGCCAGATGTTGCTATTTATAAAAAACAAATTTATCAAAATTAGCATTAGGATTTCATTAGTTAAACTCATATGCATTTTACTCATCTCCCAGCTTTCTGCCGCAATGAGGACAGTAATTGAATTTTTGATAGTCCATGCTTGGATATTCTGGATAACAATATTGGCATTTCATTTTCGTTTCTGTTGGTGCAGTTAAAGCATCCTTTTCTTCTGGGGTTAAGATGACTAATTTTGCATTCCATAACTCTTTCACTTTATTCTTCATCTCCTAGCTTTCTTGCACACATTGGACAGTATCTAAACTTTGTATAATTTTCTCCAGTTGTTACTGAGCCATCATTTCCAAAAGCAACTATTCCACTTTTATCAAACGCTAGAAAATCTGATGAATCAGCAACAATTGGCTTGGCTTTCCTTTCCCCATGGCAATACTGACATTTTATCTGTTCCTCTGTTGGCGCAGATATAATAGCCTGTACAAGTCGCTTACCATAAATCATCGAGTTAGCATCAAGATTATATCCATGTTTTAGCAGTTCTTCTCTAGTTTTCATTTTCATCACTCCCAACATACGGCTTATCCAATCCACCAATTTCAAATAGCGCCGTTTTCAGCCCATCGATTCCACCGCGCAATTCAGTCTTTTCTGTACAGCCAAGGTCGTCTTCAGCAATACACCGCTCGTTTTCTTTAATATCTTCGATAATCCATTTCTGTAATTCTTTCAGTTGTTCATTCATTTTTCGTCCTCCAATTTCTAAGAAATTTTTTTGAATATGCAAGGATTACTTCAAACTCTTCAAATGCGTTTAACATTGAAAATGAATCTATAACCTCTTTCGGGAGGTTATTACGATATGCAGAGTCTTGGATTTGCCATATTGCATCAAACGGGGAATAAACCCCCTTTTGATTAAATAATTTAAGACAACTTTTTGATTTTCATTCATCTTCCGGCACCTCCTCTAGTGCTTTATCAGCGATTTTAAAGGCGTCTTGTGGGATTTTGGCTATTTCTTCTTTAGTGAACGCTGTACAGTAATCGCTCGTGTTATCTTTATTATCAAGTTCGTAATCGCCAGTATCTCTAAATTTATTTAAATAGCCGCATTCTCCCGGAAACAGATGAATATAATACTTTTTAGGCTTTTCAACTTCAATCAATCCCGGGTATTCAAAAGCATTAAAAAATTTAAACTGATTCTGTGCTCTTTTTTCATTGCTTTCATGTGTATTAACTTTTTTAAATAAATGTGGCACATTATCTTTAAACATATTGCTCATTGCTGCATATGGTGTCACGTATCTTTCCTTTAACTTATCAAACTCTTTCTTTTCTTCAACCGTCATCTTGATTTTGGCTGGTTTCTGGCACACAGCGATAACAGCTTCATTTTTTATCCAACCATCAATGCCCATACCATCCAGTTGCACTGTCCAATAGCGATTTCTTTTATCTATTTCGGCAATTCTGACAATAATTTTATCGCCCGGTTTTAACTTTCTAAGTTCATCAAATTTCATTTTGCTTCCTCCTATGCTCGGTTTCCTGACACAAAATGTCTTACTTTGTCAAACGTGCTTGGTTTGCCTACTCGCTTGCAATAATCAAGATTAAATCCGCCATAACGATGCTTTTCGATCAGCCCTAAATCGTATTTGTGTATGATAAATTTTTCCCCTGTTTTCAGATCAATAGCGGAGAGTGTATTTTCATAAATATTGATTACTTTTGCTTGCTTGTGTTTCACGCCATAAAGGTCTTCTACATTGCACAGCTTACTTCCTTTTTTCACTTTCATGTAAATATTCCTCCAATTCATCAATAGTGTCATAGCAATCAAAATACCAGCTGATGTCGTATTCTGAATTTAAGCCGTTCATGATATTTCGTATTTTCCCCGGACGCATTTTCATCATTTTGCCTGCTGCTTTTAATCCGCCAACTGCAAGCGTAGTCTTGTTATCTTTCTCAATCACTAGCGTTTTCCTAGCTTTAACAGCTATTTCCCACGCTTGCTTTACATTTTCATGTAATCTAATCCGATTTTTGATAGCGTATTTTGGAGCATCTGTTATTTCAGTTAGCTCAGGCACTGTATAACCATGTCTAATAAGTATGATCAGGTTTTCATCTGTATACTTATACCTGTGTTTTAACACAGTTTTGTCTTCCCCTAGCCATGCTTCTCTCAGCTCAACCAATTTTGGATCGTCGTCGCTTATTGACTGATACCACATTGGATTCTCAGATTCAATCATGCGCAACAATTCGTATTTTCTATCCATTTTCTCACCCCATTTCGTCCCACGGGTCTTCACCGATTTTGTAGTAGCTGATCCTCATGCTTGTGTGCTTTTGGCGATAATTTCTGTTTGCTTGCTTAAATATCGCATTTTTTGAAACTCCCCAGTTTTTTGCAAGCTCATTAGGTGTTCCACAAGCCATAAAATCATCTGAGTTAAAATACATTGCATATAAAACGTGTTTCTGCATATCAAACACCTCAATTTCCGATTAAATCTCTGACTTGGTAGTTAAGACTGCTCATCTTAATATCATCGAAGCCGCCTACAAGCCCCAAAATCTTCATTCTGAAAGTTTTAGTTGCGGGCACTATAATTTCTACCGGAAAGTTATAGTGTTTCGCAAACAGCCTGAATTTATCTCTCGTGCCGCTATCTATCGCTTTAAAGTTGAATCCTGTCTTAATATCGATTACATGCGCCCAATTTCCCTCATCATCATATATCAGAAAATCAGGAACATACGTCTTAGCTTTCATAGTTCGACCACCAACTGAAAATTGCTCATCAATCGTAAATTTTGGGTGGTAGGTAAATCTAGCAACTTTGCCTTTTACGAAGTTTTGATAAAATGTCGCTTCACGTTTACTGTCGAACTCAATTCCATCGATTGTTACTTTTTGTCTAAAATGAGTACCTGCTTTATTTTTCATGCGCTAAGGCCTCGATGATCTTCTAAATCTTTAAATGAGAATGAATTTCCAACGCCATGATGGCTTAATCTGCTAATAGTTCTTTCACCATAGGCACTAACCAATTCAGTGCTTTTTAAGTTGGTTGTAATAATAAGATTTTTATTTTCACGAGCTCTTACAATCGTGTCTAATGTTGCTAAAGCAAAATCGGTTTGTCTCTCTGCTCCAAGGTCATCAATTATGGCTAAATCAGCTGTTTTAATATTGGCAATAACACTATCAACGTTTTTTCTAATATCTTCGTTGCTCATTCCGAGTTTTGCCTGATCCACTAATTCTGGCAAATCAGCAAATATTACTCGAAGCGCTCTATGTTTGCCATTAATTGAAGCTACATAATTCATGTCCTCCATAAATTGATACATAATTCCGATAGCCAAATGTGTTTTGCCACGTCCAGTTCCGCCAACCATGACTGCATGGACTGTTTCTTTTAGCATTTTTGTTTCAACACTTTTGGCATATTCAAGCGCTTTTTTCTCTGCTTGAGAATTTGTGTGAAAATTGTTAAAATTTCCATTGAATACACTCGTGTCACTTAAAATTGATGATTTTTCAAGATATGTGAAGGTATCGTTTTTCATCGCTTTTAACGTCAAATGCTCGGGTGTATTTTTTCTTGCCCTTTCAGAAGCAAAAGCTTCATGCCATAGACATTTTGGACAGACAGCAGCATGTGTTCTACCTGTTGGAGTATCGAATCCTTTCATTCTCATAAGATTAGTCCCATCTTCAGGGCACTTTTTGTCTATCGTTTCCATGTTGTCAAGCATTGCTGCTGGTAAACTACTTATTACTTTTGAAATTTCAATCATCTAATAACCTCCTCTTTTAAAATGGGACATCATAATTGTTTGGATCTTCTTCTCCGGCAAAGCTGTTGTATCTTTTCTTTTTGTCAGGTGCTAAATCATAATCATCATTCCAACGTTCTTGGGAAAACCATGTTCCGCCTTGAGCTATAAACTTGCTTTCAGTATTCTTAGCCTCAATTTGTTTTTTGTATTTAACAATCCCGTCCTGTATCGACTTGTTAGCAACGCCTTTTTTAATAGCTCGTTTGTAAGCATTAAAAGCATCTTTTTTTCGTTGCTTTTTAGGATAAAGTGACCAGAGCTTCTCAAAATCTTCGCTCAAAGTGTTTTTCTTTGGCGGTAATGGTTTATCTATTCTCTTATCTCTAATCTCTAAACTCTTATCTCTAATCTCTGGTGTACGTTTGTCGTACATTTGTACATCATCAATTTTTTTAGCTTTATCAAGCTTATTTCTATACAATCTGATTCGGTCTGCTTCAGTGCTTGACTTGCCTACATAATGTTGAATATCATTCATAAAAACTGTTCCATTATCTAAAACTGACACAAGCCCTAAGCCTTGAAATTTTTGAATGGAATCTTTGACTTCACCCACACTATGATTAGTTACAGTTGCTAGCATTTCAGGGCTATACGGGATTGCACCCCTGAACAACAAAGCTCCATCATTTTGTAGGCTTTTGAGATACATTTTCAGCAATATATCTGAATAAATATATCCATCTGGCTGAGATTGAAGAATTTTTAATTCATCGCTTTCAAAAAAATTATCTTTTAATTTGAGATAATAATATTTCTTGTTGTCAGCCATCAATCTACCTCCTAACTTTTGCTGGCATTCTCGTTTGTGCTAATAATTCTATTAATCATTTGGGAGTTATCAGTGATAAATTGATAAAGCATGTTTCCTAATGGAGTAACAATATTTTCGTCATTAGCTAGATTGTCAACTCCTGCTTCATGAAGCATAGCGTGAAGTGATTCGTGAATTAACGTCTGTTCTTCCTTTTGCTTGCTCATGTCCTCCCGTATTTTGATTAAAGACTCTTCGTATTGGGTTACACCCCATACTGACTGATTAGCATCTTCAAGATTTTTTTCTCTTCTTACCTGGTAAAATATTCCACCAATTTTTATTTTTTTCATTCGATCAGTCCTTTTTGGTATAAAATTTATTTGAAAGGGGGTGGAATTTATGGCGACACCTGAACGCAGAAATTTTCCAGAGCATCCACATAAGCGTGGCCCTAAAACTGTTCCGGTTGGTCCTTCAAAAGGTCCTAAAAAGCAAAAGCCTTATAAAAGGACTCCTCCTCGAAAAGCTTAATGATGTAAGCCCCCACTCGTGGGGGTTTTTATCCCAATTCAATCTCGCTAGCGTGCGTAAATCCGCTAAGTATTGCAGTTTGCCGGCAATACTCGCACTTTTCACACCGCTTTGGCTTAATCTCTCCGTGCATTACGTCTAAAATGTGTTGTTGATTGTCCTCTAACTCTTGTAAAGCGAAGCTCATGTAGCTAAGGCTTTCAGTGTCTGTGAAGTCAATTGCCAGTTTAGCGGGCGGATCTTGTTTGCTTACTGCAAAAATTAATGGTTCACACTCAACACCAAACGTTTGCTTAATTAATTCCTTGTAAATTGCCATCTGCAAGTGATAGCCGCGGTCAAAAATGAAATTAGTGTATCTGCCTAAATCAGTGTTCCAGTGCTTTTTATTGATGTCGTCAACCGTTTTTAAATCGCAGAAGTAACCAGCGTCTAAATTTAAGCTATCAATCTTGCCTTTCCACTGAATGCCATTAATTTCGCCTGTAACGATTTTTTCTTTTTCTCCGGGTAAATATGCCTGCCGAAAGAAATAATCGTCCTTGAGGGCTTTTATCATGCTGTCAGCTACCTTGAACGGAGCCTTAAGCTGTCCTTTCGATTTCCCACGATTTGACAACATAGCCGATTCATTTTCACTGATAAACTTTTCATGTGATTCTTGGCTTTCAAAATAGCTATGAGTGTAATTGCCCACTAAAAGCGGTACTGGATTGCTTGTCGGCTTCCAATCGTCTTTCAGCTTGGCTAATGCAGCAGTTTCGCACTTGCAAAAGTCCTTATACAAGCTAAAGCTCATGTACTGCCAATCGGTTTCGTGTGTGTAGTAGTTACTTTGCGTTAACGGCTTCAAAGATGCTATGTTGTTCCGGCTCATGTTTTTCCATCTCCTCATCTTCATGCTCAATAATTACGTTTTTGGGCTGTTCTGGTGCTTTCTCAGGCTGTTTAGCTTTCTCCGCGGTTAATTGTGCTGGTTCTTTCTTTTCCGGCTTAGAGAAGCGTTCAGCTAGCTTTTTGGTTTTTTCAACTTTTGGTGTTACATCTTTACGTTCGTCATCTTCATACTCATTTCCGGTTGTCCGTGAAATTGCGTCAACCATCAAGTCTGAGTCGTCGGAAGTATTAACGAACATTTTAGCTGCTCGGTTTATAACAGTTCGTTTTGCCATTTCCTGCGAAAAGTCTTGCTGGACTGTATTTTTGTAGGCCTTTGTCTTGCTCCATGATTTATCGATTTCTTTTTTTGTCATGATTGTGTAGACTTTTTCATCAGATAATTTTTGCACAACTGCGAAAGCACCAACCAAAGGCTTATCCATATTTTCAAACTTAGGGATAAAGCTTTTAACAATGATCCGGCCAAGATCATCAGAATCAATTTCAAAAATATCATCTTGATGGATAACTTCGGCGTAGATGTCCTTGACCTCTTTCAGCCGTTTCAAGACTGCCACTGTGCCAAAATACGAACGTTGCATTTGTAACTCATTTCCGTAGGCAATGAAGTAGCACTGTGTTTTAGCTGGGCTAAGCCCTTGGGTAACCATATCCAACAAGCAGTTCGCAATCGACTCTTTACTGCAAGCTTTAATGGCTGGCTCCTTATCCTTATTTTTAACTTTGCTAATTGCAAAGAATGCACTTTTAAGCGCATTTTGAGCGTTGTACTTGGGCGGCAATGCTAGTCCATTGCTTTCAAGCTCCTTGACCCGCTTAGATACCTGATCAGTGATGTTTTTTTGTAAAGCTGTTACTTCGTTCATGATTATTCCCCCTTCAAGGCTTTTAAAACTCGTCTAGCTTGCTTAACTGTTCAACCGGCACATATATATCCGTGTTCAGCCAAGCCAGTGCAAAAGGCTTGTAATCGACTATTGAGCGTACACGGTATGTGCAATTCTGATATAAAACTGTCATGCCTGTTTTAATCATTCGGATTCCTCCACTAAGTCTTTGTTTTCGTGGATGTTTCCGATAACTTCAACAGCATTTTCAATAATTCCCATTTGAAGCACATTGCTTTGAAAATCCCAGTCATCATCTGGTGGGACAATATCAAAGGCAGGGTAATCATCAGCATCTGCAAAATACTTAACCTCTGAAATAAAGAAAACATCGTCATCATCATCATCCGACAATTTAACTAAGTCACCTTCGTAAATTTCTTTGCCGCTTTTGTCATGCAAACCAGTGTATTGCTCAATGACCAAGTATTTGTTAGCTGAAATGATATTCAGCTTATTTTTTAATAGGTTTGAAAATATAAGTTGAAATCCCTCGTCTGTATATACATATTCGTCAGTTGCTTTATTCCAAATTCTGAATTTAATTTCTCTCACTTTTATTCCTCCCCACTTGCCGTTTCCATTGACCAGCCCGGATTTTTCTCGTCTAAAACGTATGCGATCCAGCCCTCACTTGCTTCTCTCCCTAAGTCGAGATATGTTCTAATTTCATCAGCTGGTACAATATCGACATATTCCTTAATTGGCTCAACTAGGTAATACTCATCGCCCGGTTTAAGTGGCTCATGCTGCCAATCTTCTGTGTGTAACACGTTGTACCAGTCGGCAATTGCTGGCTTAATTGTTGTTTGCATTTTGTTTTGCCTCCTCTGCTAACTGTCTGAACTGTGCTGAAACTTCGAAGTTTTTCAATGCATACTGCCGTTTTGCTTCCGTTTCGCAGATGCGGACTTTTTCGGCAGCAGGTAACTTGTTAAACAGTTCTTTCCACTTCATTCGATCAACTCCTATTCGTAGATGCTTTGTGTGACTGCTTCTGGCCGTTTGCCAAATTGTTTTGCTATTTTACTTTCCGTTGTTAGTCCTCCTAAAAGCTAGCTTCTGGTTCTTCTTCAACTTCAATTTCATCTGACATATACGTTTCATCTGTCTTAACTGGCACTTTGTGTGCGGCAAGATTTCTTAGCCAGAACTCAAATTCATCAACCATGCGCAGGCTTGGTTTTTCTCTATCTCTAAACCAAATCGTCTTGTTCCAATCGGCGATGTCAAACTCGAAGTTTAAATCCGTGTCATTTTCGCAAACTAGTTTTACAGTTCCTCCCGTAGTAATTTCCATTGTTGCTTCACCACCGATATAATAAGGCTCATCATCCGCTTCTACTTCTAGTTCTGACGTATTGATATATTTCCCTACAAATTCTAAATACTTTTTGAAAATTTCAGATGTTTTAACAACCTTTGGGGGTTCAAATGTTGCCCAATCTTTAAATCGTTTAAGGGTGTTGTTATTTTCTGCGGACGCGTCTTTAATAACCTGTCTAACAAGCAATTCGAGTGATACAACACTCGTTGAGTAATCTTCTTCCTTCATCTGATTTAAAAGTCCTGTGCGAAGATTCTTATCAATAATCTCCTTAATTGGTGAATGGTATCCTGTAAATAGATCTCGAATTACATCATCTGTTGCTTTTTTTATTGCGTTGTTTATTTTTTCTGTAACTTCTTCACTCCCTAGATACTGTTTCATGTTGATTAATATTTTTTCTTCCAATGACATTTTTAGTCCTCCAATGTGTTAAAATTGACGTGTTAAATATTTTCTTATTCTTTTGAGTCGGCGGCTACCGGCTCTTTTTTGTCGGCTAAATATTGTTCATATCCTGAAATGAACATCTTGATTAGCTTGATCTGCTGAGAGACATTGAATCCAGGGTTAAATGGATCTAAAGAATCAACTCTAATGCCTATGGCTTCCCACACAGTTAAAACCGATGGATAAAACGGCTCTTTACCTTTTACTTTCAATGGTTTCGGCTCATCAAGTTCAACATAAAACTCACTGTATCTTTCTTCTGTTCCATTTCTAAGCCCTAAACTTTCTCCGTATGCTATTGCGTCTTCAAAATAATCTGCAAATTTTTTCATTTCCATCTCTTCTTAGTTACTATTGCTGCTACGCTTAGAATTGCTAGAATGCCAACTCCGAGTAACTCTTGTGCTAAAACGTTCAACTACAGCTGCCACCTTTCCAACGAGCCACAAAATTGCAATCAATCCGCCTAAAATTGCCATAGCTGGCAGCCAATAAGTGTTAAACCATAAATACATCATTTCTTTTCGTGTCCCCTTTCGCACCGCCCAGCATAGTAGGCAGCGGTTATTGTTAATATCCAGTAGATTAGGTTCATACGTTGCTCCTCCCGACTACGTAATCAATACTCACGTTGAACAGATCAGCTATCTTCCAAGCTACTTTCATGCTTGGCATTACACGACCGTTTTCATAGTCGCTGACCGTGTTAAAAGCAACGCCGATTTTGTCTGCTAACATTGACTGCGACATTTCAAAACGCTCACGAAGTTTTAAGATGTTCATGCAATCAGCCCCTTTATTTGATCAACTCCTGCTGTCCTTTTGACTTTCCACCTAGTTCCTTGATTAGCTCAATTGTTGATGAAGATGGATTCCAACCTGCTATAAATCTGTCGACTTTTTCAAAATGCTTTTTTCTTAGCTGAGTTCGTGTTTTGACCCCAGCAACTTCATTTATTTGTCGATTAATGTCTTTAAAAAGTTTTGACCGTTGCTTAATGTTTAAACGCAAACCGTGAACTTCAATATATCCGGCAACTGCCCCGCTTACTTTCTTAGCGATGTAGTTATATTCGCCGGGGCTTAACATCTCGTTGGCTTCAAATCTATCCATTCTCTCGTCAACTTTATTTACTTTCTCATCTGTCTGTTTCTGGGCTTTAAACATTAGTTCAAGTGTTTCCATTGGTGTTTTTGGAAATTTTGGCTGTTCCCTAAGCTGTATTTCCATTGCGTCAAAAGCATCAATATATTTGTTCTTAAATTCAAAAGCTCGTTTTCCATTGAATCCCATTGCTAATAAAACAAAACCCTTTCGATTCATATAAAAGATTCTGTACTTTTGATGATTTTGAGGGTGAACATATAGATCCTCAGCAAATATTGGTTTTCCATATGGGTCTGCGACATTTTGCGCAGACCCCCTAACACCGATAATGTTGTCGATGGCTTTTAAAACATCTCGATGATTTTTCTTAAAGTTTCTAGCCACTGATAAACTGTCCGTTACTGCTTGTTGGTTTTTCATAATTACTAGTTGGTTCATAAAATCATTCCTTTCTATTTATCAATAGCCTTTTCTGACTTATCTAGTAGAAAAGATGCCGTTACTCCTAAATAATTGGCAACTTTTTGTAGTCTGTCGGCATTTGGCATATTTTCATTCCACTTGTAAATTGAGCCATTGGAGAACCCTAATTCACGTTCAATTTTGTAGATTGAAACACCTTTTTCCTTAGCTACTTTCTTAACTGCACTATAAAGATCCAAAATTACTCACCACCTCATAAAATATTCTTAGAAAAGTTTCTAAAACAGTTGACTATTATTAGAAAATATTCTATTATCAAAGTGTACTAAATAGCCCCGATAAATAGCCGGATTGTTTTAGATAGTTATTATTTTGTTGTACTCCCTCAAGCACAGCTTAATAATAACACCGATTATTTTCGGAGTCAATACTTTAAAATAGAAAATTTTCGGAGGACTTTATGAATACTTTATATAACAGAATTAAAGAGTTAGCTAACGCTAAGAATGTTAGTTTAGCCCAAATAGAAAGAGATATGAACTTTTCAAATGGAGTAATATCAACTTGGAAAAAGGGCAAAGCTAGTTCAGAAAAAGTAGCACAACTAGCAAAATATTTTGATGTCTCAACTGATTATCTTCTTGGAATATCAGATAATGAACATGGAAAAGTTGATCTTGCTAGTCATGATGCAATCTATACTTATGAAGGACGTAAAATTCCTGATGAGGATTTAGAAGTGATCAGGAGACTATTAAAAAATCCCCAAAAATAGGAGGAGTCTTTTTGGAATTAACTGTTATTGACGATTTGTTAGAACTAGCTAAATCAAGAAAAATAAGAGTGTATTGGTCTGAAGTGTTAGATCAATATACACCGCCGGCTGTATTGCCATCTTCGAAAAACATTGTAATGAATAACAATTGGCATAGAAAAAGAGAAATAACTTTTCAGCTAGCACATGAAATTGCACATATTTTGAACAACGATCCAGACAATGTTGCGTTTTATCATGCAACTTTTAAAGGCCGTTCTTATTACGAAGCTGCAGCAAATGAAAGAGCAGTTGATTTGCTAATACCGATCTATTGTTCTTCACTTGACAGGAGCAAAATATCAGTTTGCAATTTTATGGAGACGTTTTGTGTTCCTCCTTATTTAGAGGACTGTATTTTGAGAAAACTAAAATGTTTCGTGAACAGTAAGATATAAGGGATTATAATACCTTTAACTACGTAAAAATAAAATGACTGGGGGAATTAAAGTGGCAAAAAAATGTGAGATATGTAATAGAAAAATAGGTTTCTTTGATTCAAGGTACACAACAAGCGAAAAAAAGATAGTCTGTAAAGATTGCTGGACGCTATACAAACAAAAAATGCCAGTGGCTTCAGCCTATAAAGAGCCTATTAATGAGATTGCTAAATATATTGATAGTAAAAGCGCTGCAGTTTATTGTGAAAAGCACCAAATCATTAATATTCCAGAAAAATATAGGCAAGATGAAATCAATAGAAAAATAAGACTTAAGAAGTTGAAAGAAGAGGAAGAGAAAGAACAGCAACGATTGGACACGATAAAAAGATTCAATGAGCAAGAGCAAAAAAATAAAGAAGACATGCTCAAACGTCTTAAGAATAAAATAATATTAAAATTTGATGTTGCAGGAATCAAATATCACGATATTGGCAAGGCAATTGCATTTGCAAAAAGAGAAAAAATGTTTACGCCTTTTAATGGTGCCAACTCAAATTCGCTTAAAAACGATCCTTATCAAAAATACTATGAAACTCACTTAGATGGAATTATATCATCTGCAAATTTTGATTTTGAAACAGAAAACGAACATGACAAAAATGCTATAGCAGTTTATATTAATATTAAAGACAAAAGTTTTAAAATTGGTTATGTCCCTAAAAGATTAACATCTAAAGTAAAAGATATAATCAATCAATCCAATAATAACAAAATAGCTTTAAAAGTTGGTTGTTATCTTGACGGAGGTAAATTTAAAGTCGCTGATGAAGATCAAAACGATTTCTCTGACAATCCTAAATTAAAAATTTTTACCGGCACTGACGATCTGAAATTTGATATTGAACTTTCAGACGATAATCTTTAAGGAAGTGATTTTATGTGGCTCTTATTGATTTTATTTTTAGGCTGGCTGGCGTGGAAAGTGCTTAACTTATCGCTTGAGTACATTTTGCCACTGGTTTTGCTACTACTAATTATTGCCTACGCAATTAAGTTTTGGTGGCTAATTGCTATTGCAGCTGGTGGCTGGTATTTCTATCGTCATAGAAAATTGTCATAAATTGAATTGGGGGAATTATCATGGGACTATTTAATAAATTATTAAACAAGCAAGATTCGGCAGAGATCGAAAAATATAAGTCATTAAAAGAGTCGTTTAAAAACAGTTCAGCTCAAAAATTTAATAAATTCTATTTTGATTCAGAAAAGAAACAGCTTTTCGTTGACAAAACACTAACAGCAAAATATGCTCTAATAGACTATAATGACATTGTTGGATATGCCCCAATTGAAGAAACACACTCAAAAAATAAAAAGCATGGGATAACTCGTGCTGTCGTTGGTGGAGCACTAGCTGGTGGAGTTGGTGCAATAGTTGGGGCTGCTACCGGTGGCAAAAACGCAGACTTTGTAGACAAGCTAGGGGTAGTCATTCAAACGTCAGGAAATCAAAGCTTTAAACTTATGTTCATTAATGTTGAAACTAAAAAGGGTTTTGTAACTTCTACGGCTTATGATCAATTCGAAAAAGTTCAAGCATTGCTAAATGGCATTGTAAATAAATAAATTGGTCTACCTTGCTAACTAAATATCTTGTGAAACAATTAAGCCTGATTGCTAGGCTTTTTTATTTTGCAATTCACTATCGCTTTTTCACTAACTAAATACTGTACTGGTATATGTATTACTTTCTTTAAGATGTATTATGTAAACTAGGATTGGTATTATCCACAAGTAGTAACGCTGTTCTCCTAAAAACAAGCTCAATTAAGTAGTTATCCACAACCCCATGCTGCATTTAGGAAATTTGTGCCTGAGTAAAGCAGTATTTTTCCCTAGATTTAACTAGAAAAAAATAATCTGTTGCATTTGAGGTTCCGACCCTCGCTTACAGGCAATCTATTTCAGCTATTCTCATAGCTCAATTAAAAACTCTTTTAATTAAAAAAGGCTGACAAAAGTATGCCCTTGCCAGTGTCGTTTTAGACTATTTTAATTGTCACATCATACTACCACCACGCTATTAGTTAGCAGCCTCTAGTCTGCGGGTTAGCGCTGAACCCAGCCTAGCGGATAGATTGCATATCTACTAGACTACTCAATTATTTTTGTGAAGTAGTCGCTGAGTTCACGACTTGTCTACTTGCTGTACGTTCAATTATAAGCGGCTGTCACACACCTAAGCATGAAGCCTATAACTTACTAGCATTGCCTGCTTAGCTTGTCTCCTAAGCTCTCAAAATCACTCACATTTACAATGTCGGCAAAACATTGTATAATACAGTTACAAACTTGCTGGCTGTCTGATATTCCACTATCAGGGAGCTTTTTTCTTTATGAAGGATTGGGCTTTGGCTCAGTCCTTTTTTTATTTACACTAAATATAACATTTAATTGTTTTAATGTCAAATTGTTTTGTATACGGTATATTGTATTAATAATACTGTATATTATATATAGTATTATGTGTATAGTATGAAGTATTATGTATGAAGTATTTTATATTATATAATGCTGTTATAATAGCTTTTTTCATTGATCGGTTTTGTTTGTATGAATAATGCTTTACACTTTATACTGTATGAAGTATATTGTACATAGTATTATGTATACGAAATCAAAGGGGAAAAAATAATGATTATTAGTTGCAGCAATGAAAAGGGTGGAACTGGTAAAACGTCAACAACTGCGTTACTTGGTTGGGAACTATCATCACTAGGATATAGAGTATTATTAATTGACTGTGATCCTCAAGCCAATCTAACTGATTTAATGATAAAAACCAAAAGCATAGAGAACACCGAAATAGTAATAGATTCATCTTTGTTTGGACTATTGATTAATCATAAAAGCTTAGAAAATGGCATTATTAGTATTAAAAATAATCTGTCGTTGCTGCCAGTAGCAAGCGATATGAATATGTTTAGCCGCTGGGTCGACAAACAAGATTTATCTGAAAAAGATAAGGTTACTTATCTGAAAAAGGCGTTAGATCCGATTAAAAACAGCTATGATTTTATTTTCTTAGATGTCAGTCCTACTATGTCACTTACTAACGACAATGTTTTCATGGCTTGCGATTGGCTTATAGTAATGCTTCAAACACAGCAGAGAGCACTTCTAGGAGCAAAAAACTTTTTGGAGTATCTGCAAACTAATTTAATTGATAATTTTGATGCTAAAGTTGACGTGCTCGGTATATTGCCAGTGTTGACTAAAGGGCAGTCTAAAATAGACAACTCAGTTTTAAAAACAGCAGAGGACGAATTTGGGCAAGACAATCTATTTGAAAACGTCATAACCGCTATGGAGCGTGTAAAGCGCTATGACTTAACAGGAATTACCGAGAACAGCAAAAATGTGTGGGATAAGGCTACACATAGCGTATATACAGCAGTTGCTAAAGAAATGATAAACAAATTGGGGGCTAAATAATGAGTGGACTATTAAACCATAAGAATGATGATTCGAAAAAAATTGATAAGAATGTTGCTGTTAAAACTAAATCCATCACACGTGAGGAAGCTGGATTTACAGATGTTCAAAAAGACGTAATACCAACTTTTGATGTTTCTGTTAGAGTTGACAATCATGCTCGAAACTCTCTTCTAGCTTTGGCAAAAACCACAGGCGAAAAAAGAACAGTGTCTGAAATGCTTTCTGTTATGATTGAAAACTACACAAACAATTTGAGCGACCGAACTCGTGAATCTTATAATGAATATCTATCTGCGCTTGAAGAAAAAGATAAGCTTTCGTTTAAATTGAAAAATCACTAGCTATTAGCCCACAAAAGGGCTATTTTTTATGCGCTCTTATTTGCAGGCTAGCGTATAACTGCCCGACTAAAATTTGAAATCGCAGTAGAATGCGCGTAAAAAAATAACATTTTCATTACTTTTGTATTGACTTATATCACTATTGTATTAATATATAGTTGTAAGATAAATACGAGGAGGAAACAAAAATGAAAAAAATATTGAACTACTATTTGAAAGTGAACGACATTACAGCTAATAAGGTAGCGACTGATAGTGGCAAAAGTAACACTACTCTACTGCGAGCAATTAATGGCGATTACGAAAATATCTCAACTAGAATTTACTTGATGCTAGCTAAATCGTTGAACAGATTGCCAGAAAAAATTTTTTATGAAGTTAATCAATTAAATGATTGCCTTGAAAGTTTGCAAGATGATCAACAATACAAAACTATCTTAGATTGCGATAGCAAAGGCACTTGGGTTAACCCAGCTACTCATACAGAACTAACCAATACAGAATACAATTTAATGATATTAAAAGAGTCATTTTCTGATTGGCTGGAAAATATTGAACAATATCACGATGAAGATTGGAAGTTTTATGAAATCTACAATAAATTCTTAGAGAACGAAGAAGACTTTGAATTTTCAGAACAAAAATAAGCACAAAAAATAAGCCTACCCGAAATTAATCGAGCAGGCTTTTAATATGCGAACAATATTTACTTTTGCGGATCCTTAATGTTCGATTTGCATGTCCATTTTTGCATCTTGAAATAAATACGCAAAAGGGTCCGAACTGTTTTATCTAGCATATCCTAGCATGTAGTTAGGGCTTAAATGGCGGTCAGCAACGTAACACCAGTTGCCAGATGCACCCTTATACACTACATAGCGATAACCAGCACTCCAGTTATCAATATAGCCAACGTACTTAATACTTTCGCCACTGTAGTAATATTGATATGTCGGGCTTACGCCAGCACCGTGCCAGACCATTAACCGCTGATTAGGTGTGAAAGTACCGTTCTGTGCGTGTACTCCACTCGGTAATGCAGACGAGCCAGTACTGGTTGAAGTTGAAGTGTTAACCTTAACCACATCAGTTCGGTTGACAGCTGACAAGATTTCTCTAATAACTACGCGATTGCCAGAAACACTTAAAACATGATAATTCTTGTTCTTAACAAATTTTGGAATGCTTGTGCTAGATCCGTAATACTTGTTTGCTGCGGTTTTAATGTAAACCGTATCACCAACGCTAAGCGAGCTGGTTGTTGCCGTAGCAGTTCCGTTTTTGATAGCTTGAGCTGTTGCAGAAGCGTTAGAAGTCCCCACATGATAATATTTGTCGTTGTAATTTTGGCTAACATCAAAGTTACGACCTAGCATGTTCCAGAATTGGAAATCACTGCCCCACTGCCAATTGTTGTTAGTCGAATATCTTGTCCCAGTCGGTACGCTTGGATAAGCTGCTACCCAGCCTTTGTTTGCATTGTCAGCTGAAAAACGATAATTAAACCAACTAGCCGAGCTATAGATATCGGTTGAATAATATCCACGCTGATTTAATTGCTTAGTAAAAGCTGAGTTAAACAGGTTATTTTGAGCAAACGTGTACCAAGTCGAGGTAATCGATTCCTCATCATTAACCATGACAACGTGGCGGTCGGAAGTAATTGTCTGAACATAATCAGCAAAATAATTAGCTTCGGCTTGTGCGTCACTTACGCTGGTAAAATGACTGAAGTGGTAAAAGTTAATTGACAGTCCAGCCTTGTCAGCATTTTGAGCTTGCTCTTTAGCATAAGGATTTTTGTAAGTTGTTCCCTCAGTAGCTTTAACGACTACACTTTTGACGCCTTGCGCCCGCATCTGCTGATAGTCTGAGACTGAAACATATCCATTGTTGCTAGACACATCAACCATATCTGTTCGTGGCTGAGTTGAGTTTTGAGTCATTGCCGCATTAGCTTTTTGGCTCCACAAAAAAGGAGCAACTATAATAGCCGCTCCCAAAATTATTTTTTTAAATCTCAATTTTAAGCCTCCTTGGTTAGCTCCTCGACAGCTTTTTGTGCATCAGCTAAAGCTTTTTGTTTAGCTTCTAAGTCTGATTTTGCAAGCTCCAATTTCTTGGCTTTAGCATCAGCAAGTGCTTTGGCTTGACTAGCTTCATCAGTTTTTTCTTGCTGCTCCTCAGTTTTTTGTGGATATACAGTTTCCAATGTAGTTTTAGCTTCTGCATAAGCTTTTTCAACAGCATTTTCAATCGTGGTTAAATCCGCTTTATCAAAACCAAGTGCTGTTAACCCGTTCATTACATATTCAACAGCTTTTGACTTTTTAACAGCTCCATCAATATATTTATCCACCCCCAATTTTTCAGCAGCAACTACCGCATCTTTGGCAAGCGGAGAAACTGCATCTAAAATTGACATTGCTTCCTTATTTGACTTCAAAAATTTAACTCCATATGCAAAAATAGCTGGTACGACTGCTGCTGCAATTGCTACTACTAAATCTGAAATATTATTTATACTCATTTTAATCTTCCTTCCAAATCTTCTATTTTTGTTTTTTGTCTCTGCAACTGAAGGCTATGAGCTCGCAACATTTTTTCGTGTTGCTCTGCTCTTGTTTCTAACGTGTGCAAGTTTTTTTCTTGCAATTCATGTGAACGTTTAAGGTCGTTTCTTACGCCTTGTATAGGCAGTTCAACATATCTTTTCAAAAGTCCACGTAAAAGATAGCCAACCGCACTAATTACAGCTACGATTGACCCCCATTCGTCCCAGCCCAGTCCTAACACTTGATGTGGCACATATAATCAACTCTTTCCTGCTCGTTTCATTTTTCTCGTCTCTGATTTTTTAAAGTAATTTAAACAATAAAAATAGCGCTAACTATTCGCCTGAGTAGTTGTGCTCGTGGTGACTGTTTTAGCCGCTTTGATAGCTGCTTCTTCATCAGCTGTCAGCATTTGTGCTTCAACAAAAATATCCAAGTCTGCATCGGTATATAGTCCTAACAAATAATATTCTTTAATATACTCAGACATCACGATGCACTTCCCTTCAATTTGCTAACCTCTGCTGTCAATGTAGCTATCTGTAGCATTAAATTGGCGTTAATCGTTTGCTGAGCAGACGGCTGTGAGATTGGCTGATTAGGCTCACTGTAGTTAGGATTGACACCAATTACACCATTTTGATAAAGATAATAGTTTGGCTTGAAGGCTTCGGCAAATCCGTCTGGAACCTTGCTATCATCAATTTCTATTGTGCAAGCAGGATTATCACCATTTTTAACAAAACCTTGAATTAAATTATTAGAATCAACGTCTAATTTCAATATTTGTACCCCCTTATGATTAGAGTCATACTGTCTGTAACTGCAGCGTCAGTTGAATTAACCCGGTTTTTAAATGAGCTTTCAAAAGTTAGCGTTTTTCCATCACTTCCCAAACTGGCAGCAATTTCCAAAGTAGTCTGCTGGCCTTTAGAACCCACAAGTAATGCTCTGAAGTCCGAACAATCTATTTTTCCAAAGTAATGATCATCGCCCCACAATATTTCCAGCTCCGCAACTGTAAAGGGAGCTATTTTGCCTGAAAGTGTGATTGAACTTCCGGGTTTAATAGAGCCGTTGTAAAGCTCTACACCTTTGTAGTTGTACCAGTTGTTCCAATTGCCATTAATTTGCCGCTGAACCCATCCTGACGGTAGCCATTCGAACATTGCATTATTTGGATTAAAATAGGTTGCTCTAATCGCTCCAATCTGCTCGTCTGCAAGCAAAACTGGCGGTTGTGCAACGCCTGTCCATTTGCTTAAATCGTACGTGAAAAGGCCTGACACAATAGGTTCATCGGTGACCTGTGTTGAAGAATTTAAATAATTCATAGTTTTTAAAATTGACGACATCGAGTCACTGCCTTGAAGCTGAAAATCGGTAGCAGTAATTTTGCCTGCTACAGTGCTGTCAGATATCTTTGAAACATAATTGGCTAAATCGCTTGTTTTTGCTACATCATTATTAGCGATGCTAGTTTTGATGCTATCAGCTTGCTCTTGGGCCGCAGTGATTGCGGTATTGGTGTTAGTCAGCGTTTCCTGCATATTTGTGACTTCTGTACTAATGCTTGTTTTAAATTTTTCCCAATCGGTCATGAAAGGCGTGGTGTCAATGTTCATTAAGACATTATCCTTTGTAACCTCAAAAGTTAAGTCTATTGACGAAATAACAGTGTTGTCTGAGTCTTTCGTGATTAAGAAATGTCCTGTTACTGTTCCAGCCACCGCGAAAGCATTAGCTGGAAAATAGAACACGACTTGTCCAACTGCTGCACCTGCTATTGTTGTCCCACTTACGGTCAAGGGTGAGCTATCTGCATTAGTCTGTGCCCACGAAACAGTATATCCGTCGAGTGCGAACGGCTGTCCGCTCTGTTGAAACCATATTGGAAGCGGCCTACGATTGTCACCCTGGCGTGCAAATAAATAGTCTCCGATCGGGGCTATTTTTGGTTGTTGTGTAGCAAGATCAACTATCATATAGTTTGACAATTTTAAAACTCCTTTCGTATAAAAAAGCTACTATGCAGTAGCTTCGTTAATAACTTCTATAATTTGATTTATATCTGTTTCAAAAGTTTTCCAATTTTGATTGATATTTTCCTGATTAAAAGGCGTTGGATTAGTGAAAGCAACATAAGTCCCATTACCAAGCCAGTTTTTTGAACTGAAATCATCTATAATTTCTTTTATTGCTGACCAAATTAGAGCTATATTTTTTAAATACGCTTCAGCGAACAGCCTATCGACATAGTCAAAGCCTGTCAGGTCAGTTAATTCAGGAATAGCATATGTCTCCATACCATAAATGTTTGTAAAATCATCAATACTTTTAATCGCTGATTGTATCTTTGAAACGTTATTTTGAAAATTGCTTAGAAAGTTAAGACCTGTCAATTTTTCCAAGCTAATTTCATCTATTTTTGAGCTAGTTTTGCTTTCTAAAGTGGCAATCTGAGGAATATCAGTAAAATCGTATCCACTTTCTGTATGATTATCATTAGTAGTCCAAAACACTACTTTGTCAGAATTTCCCGGTGAAACATATTTGAGAAGGTAATCCCCATCGCTCGAATCCAACTTTTCACTAAACTCATAGTCGTGTAGCTCTAGCATCATGCTTTGAAACAGTGATCCGCTCAGATTTAATGAACCATCCGAACCAGAACTGTACGCTGTTTCAAAAGTCCACGATAAATCCGAATCCTCCATCGTAAACTGGATTATCTGCTCAAAACCAAGCATGTCTAAAATAAATATTTCCCTCAAAGTTTTTGATGCTTGCTCTCTCCTGGTGTTAGCACCATTAAAATTTGAAGGGTATCCAAAGCCGAATTCTGTACAGCTCAATGTCATGCCGGTGTTTTTGAGATCTTGCACGAAGCTTAATTGATCTTGATTGTTCAAAATACTTTCAGGGTTTGTCAAATACACATGATAGCTGATATAGTCACCAAAATTGAACATTCCCTTATCTTTAGCACTTGCAAAATTATCTGACGAGGCCAAATCTCCGTTTATAAACTTCGCAGTTGGATCCAATGCTGCTGCCAGCTTATAGATCCTAGAGTTCATTGAAACAATATCACTTATTTTCCCATCATCGAGTGATTGCCCCAACCAAAAATGTCCTCCACTCAGTGCTTCATCGACCGCTTCATAATAGATACCCTTTCCAGAGTAGCGATTAATAATCGCTTGAATCATATCAAGCCATTTTGAGTAGTATGTTGAATAATCAATTGTTGAACTTGTAAGCCCATCAGATACAAACCAAATAGGAATAATCACTTTAAATCCCTTTTCTTGAGCGGCTTGGATTGCGTAGTCAAGCCTTTCAAAATTATATGTCCCATCAGAGTTAAAGCCGTCATCATAGTAGGTGTAACCTATTCTAAGCCAATTAATAGGCATTTGATCAGCCCAACCAATTAAATAATCCCAGTGTGTTTTAAATGTTGCGTAGTCAAATTTCGAAGGGTTAAAATATTGACCCCAAGAATTCGTCCCTAGCTTGCTGCCTAAAGTTGTCACTTTTTAGCCTCCTCTCAAACAAAAATACTTTCATATCCGTAACTAGCGTTGACAGTCTCACCGTTCCAACTACTTGTAAAAAGCCACGCATCAAAAGATGACGGTCTACTTGAGCTATCGGTAGAAGCAGCCCATTTGAACTTGCTTAATGAGCTATCAAAGCGGGAATCAAACCAATCCAGCGGGGCATAGATGCAAGTGTTAGTGTACCCTGCACTTGTTAACATGCTGAAAAAATCTGTTATCTGAGCATCCATTATAGTTTCATCTGTAGTGAGGATACTATCACTTATTGACAAAACGACTAGTGAGCTAGTAGCAATTCCTTTTGCTTGCAGTTGGCCTAAAAAGTAAGTCCCCTCTGCTGTCCCAGAGCCTTTAAAATAGTGGTATGCTCCAACTGTATCAAGCCCTGCTGATAAGCTGTTTGTCAGCTGAGCATCAAAAACAGGGTTAACATACGTTTCACCCTCAGTTAGTTTTATCACAACCCCTTTTGCACCATATTTTTTCAGCTTACTGAACCAGTCAACGGTAGTGTCTGAGTTATTCGAAGAAACATCAACAAAAATTCCGTCTGCTTGTAGTGAGTTAATACTCTGTTGCTGAGATGAGTACTCATCTGAAAGCTGCTTGTAATACTGCTCTAGTGTTAACAGCCCTTGTTTCAACTTTTTTCCTAAAGCAGCATTTTCTTGATACGCTTTTCGCATATTATTGACATAGACGTTTGGGTCAAAAATCTTATTACCAAACGTGATTGAACCGGCGTTTTTAGTGTCCTGCGGGTAATACGTCCGCGACTGCACCCTAATTGAAATATCAATTTCAAAACGATTTCGCAAGTAGCCATAGTTGCCAACTGACGTGTCGTTGCTGAAACCTTGCAAGCTGTTTTTAAAATCCACATAGTCCATCGAGTATTGCACATCTGGATAATCGTGTATTTCTGATTTCAACTTAGCAGTAAGCGTAGTTACATCAGCGATTGAGTCACTCTGATACGGTTCAGCCCAAATTTTCCCCCATGTTGCAGCGGCAGGGCTGGTATACTCAGCTGAGCAGGCGTATGTGCCATCATCGTTTTGCTTTCCGTTACCTTTGATATAGGTTGTGATTGTCGAGTAATCTTCTTGTATGCTAATCTTTCCAGCATTAGCTCCTTCGACAAACAAAAAAGCCCCCGAACTGCCTATCGTGGACTTAATGTGAATCACATAGTTATCAAAATAGAATTCAAAACTAAAATCGCTAGCAAGTTGTGTTAGCAAATCATCAGAGTAGCCGCCACCGAAAGTCTCACTAAAACTGTAATTAGCAAAAGTCCCGTCAATCTGATAGCTGAACGGTGTGCCGCTTGTAATCATATCCATGCAGGCTTTTAATGTCTGCGTGTTAGTAACAGTTGCCGTCACATAATTATCATGCAGCTTATATCCCACACTCGTACATGTGACTGTGTATTGCACTTTATCGCCAACCGAAACCGGATTGGGCTGTAAAATCATGAACTTTTTACCGGTTATTGGCTCGGTTACTATTGTCCGTGGCACCATCATGTCAACTGCAACATAGTTTGGATCTTGCTCATCGTTCGGATCAACCAAAAACACAAAAGACAGCTGGTCGAAACTGCTAAGAGTTTCCGTGATTGCGATATTATAAGCTATAATCGGCGTCTGATCGCCATTAACGTCTTGTACCCAAAGCAATTATCAGTCCCCCTTTTATTTAGTAGTAAAATCTCGTGTCAAAACTAATCGTAAAGCTGCTAGCCCCGGTTATTTTGAACTCGTTCCAACCGGTAGCTACGTCAAGATAAGCATGATTGCTTGCTCCATAATCTTGACTGCCGTTGACAATAGGCACAAGCCCTTTTAAAATCAGAGAATCGCTAGAGGTCAATGCTCGGCTGAGTGTAAAAGTTTGTCCAGTTGTCACATTTTCGATGCTTAGTGAGCTAGCAACTACGCCTTGAAAAGTAATCGTAACAGGGTGTTCCTCTGCTCTTAGTGGGATAATTGAAGCATTGTAAACCTTGAAACTCGGCGTAGTGAACGTGTAATCTAAATCCACGCCATTTGGCAAGTTTTCGCCGATCCCCCAGCTTTCAGCTTCGTATGTGAAAGGCGTCTGCGTGGTTGCTGTTGATTCGGCAAAACCAATCACATCTAACAGATTAATTGTGACTGATGATGCAAATTGTGGCATTGCATCATACTGGCTTAAATCAGTGCTTTGTGGGTCAAAAACGCACTTATATCTCAAGTATGGGAGCATAGACCAGATTACATAAAATGGTTCATTACTGTTAAAAATCTGATTAAGTCTAAGCCTTACTAACTCAAAATCATAGAAATCACTTCCAAAATATCCAATTTTTAAAGTAATCGTTCGTTGCTGTATTTCGGTGTTAGAAAGTTCATTGTTATACTTCCCTACACTTTGCCAAGTATGTTGCCAGTTGGTGGGTGGAACCGTGAAAGAATTAACTATAAAACCCTCATCATGCAGATTTATGGTTGTCCCATCTAGGCGTTGTATTAATACAGTTCCCTCTCTGATTTTAACCACCTACCTTAATTGCTGTGCCAGTTGCACTTATATTTAATTCTGACGCTTGTTTATTTTTTAAAGTTGAATATATACCGCCAACTAAAGCACCTGTGTCAAGCACAACCTGTGATCCTTGTGCTAGTGCTGCTAGTAGAGTAATTAACTGTTTGTTTTGCTCAATCAAGGTATCAAGTTTTTGACTTGTATCATCACTTAAACCTGTACCAGTGATTGCCGTTTTAGCCTGATTTAACAGCTCAACCGCCCGATTATGTTTCGTATAATCGGTTGGGATAACAAACTCTGGCTTGTTGCCCTCGGCTAGCGTATATAAGCCCTCATTGGATACAATGCCACCGTTAGCGTAGCCATGACCGTTGCCTAGATAGGATAGACTTGAACCATAGCGAGCTTTAGCATATTTCAACGCTGCCAGTAAGTTATCGTATCCATTGAAAATGCTGCCGTGCCCACTAAATTTATTAGCGTTAAACGTTGACCGCTTAGTTTGCATTAAGCCTAAAGCTGGACCTGATCCATCTCCATCTGGATCACTGCCGGGCTGTTTTGCATTAGGATTGCCACCCGATTCAGTTGAAATCTGCCTCAAAACTTTATTAACCATGTCTGAACTAGTACTTAGTCCATTGGCTTTCAAAGCCTTGATTACATCATCTTTCCAACGCTGCACACCTGAACCACTAGGGTTTGCAGAACTTCCGCCAGCATCTTCGCTAAACAGATTTTTAATCCAGCTAATAGCACTTTTGGCTATTGTGCTAGGCAAATTAGTAATAATATCGCTAGCTAAACCAGCACCGGAACTAATGCTAGAAGTAAACTTCGTAAATACTGACTCTAAAAATTGTGCCGGATGCGCAATAATTTTGTCTGCATCTTCTAGTAAGTCTTTACCTTTATTGAAAATCCCACTAAAGAAGCTGCCAATTGATCCACTAGCATATTTTTGCAGCCCCATCAGGTTTGCTAATCTAGCTGAATTATCGCCATCTAAGATTTCGGTGCCAGCTTTGAGAGGAACAATCATATTTCTTTGAGCTGGGAACATACCAATCTTACCGTCTGGCGTATGATACATTTCACGGTAGTTTGAGCCCTTGGCATCATTGACAAGAGCTAACTGGTCTTTTAATATGCCACCAGTACCGGTTGCGTAAGCTGGTAATGGAATACTCCAAGTACCTTTAATTTTGCTTGCTCCAACTTTATCAAGTACCCAGTTGATACCTTTTTCTAAGCCAGACAGCAACTCGTTAAACGGTTTAGCAATCCCACGAACTACATCAACAAAAGCGGTATGGATAGCCTTTACAGCCCCACTAACAACACCAGAAATTGAGGAGAACACTGACTTAAAGGTATTGAGCACATCTCCCAAACGGCCACCCGTTATTTTATTAAGCCAGTCGTACATTGTCGTAAATACGCTTTTAATGCCCTTCCAGATTCCGTTAGCAACATCACTTAAGGAATTTTTTAGTCCATTCCAAATGCTTACTACTCCAGTTTTAAGACCGTTAAATATATCAATTGACCAGTTTTTTAAAGTAGTAAACACATTTTTAATGCCTGTCCAAATACCATTTACAATTGCCAGTAGACTAGATTTTACAGCATTCCAAATATTTATGAGGCCTGTCTTTAGACCATTAAATATATCAATTGACCATTTTTTTAATTCATTAAATATTATTTTTGTTCCATTCCAAATCCCATTAACAATCGCTAATAATGCACTTTTAATGCCATTCCAAATGCTTATTACAGCAGTTTTTATAGCCGTGCAAATAGACTTAATTGTATTCTCATAAGCAGTCCAGATGTTAATCGCTAAGTTTTTAGTTGCTGTAAAAACAGAAACTGTGAAATTTTTGATAGCATTCCAAGCACTAACTATATCTTTCCCAAGAGCTGTTACGATATTTTTAACGCCCGTTTTAAAGCTGTTCCATAGGTTTTCGGCTAGTTTAATGCCTGACTTGATTACATTTACACTTGCATTCCACCCTGCTTTAAAAGCCGATTTAACTCCAGCCCAAAGATCATTAGCCCATTTTCTGAACTTAGAATTGTTATTGTAGAGGAGAACAAGACTCCCAGCAATTGGATTGACTAACATTAAAGCTAACGCAGCCCAATTCTTTTTAACAAAATTAATTGTGTCTGAAACACCTTTTTTAACAGCGCTCCACGCTTTGCCAAACCATTTTCCAACATCTGTTGCAAACTTTTGAGCTGACTTAACTAAATCATTAACGAAAGCTCTAAATTTGGCAGAATGCTTGTATAACTCGACAAAACCAGCGATAACGGCAGTTATAGCAATCACCCAGATATTCAGCGGAATTCCTGCTGCAAACACAGTCCTTAGTGCTTGAAATCCACTAACCATGCTTTGTATGCCTTTGATAACTTTAGCAGCAGCAAATCCGGCAGCAATAGTTGCGCCAATTGCTTTAATTGCTGCTTTGTGGCTTGCTATCGCTTTTAAAACTGATGACAGATTGTTGAGAGGGTCATGCGCTTTTTTAGACTTGCTACTCATATCATCAAAAACGTTAGATATACCAGTTACAACACCCTTGAAAGTATCCCAAACACCCTCAGCAAAAAGCTTAGCAATCTGAACAATGCTAGAAACTATACCATTTATTGCACTTGCATGTCCGGCTAGGTAGCTAATCAATCCAGCTGCTTTTGTTGTGATATTAGCTATACCAGTTCCAAGCTGCTTAATTGCACTTTGAACCGCAGAAGTTTCAAGGACTTTCGAGATAGAGCTTAAACCAGTAGCAGCTACATTAACCAGTGGTGTCATCAAAGCCTGCTTAGTATCAGCCCACGACTGCTGAATGTGCTTTAAAGCGCCTTGCGAACTTTCATCAAACTCACTGGAATTCTTTTTGTAGTCCTTAGACGCTTTCTGCAAAATATTATTAAATTGTGTGCTAGTCATTTTTCCACTTGAAACTAGGCTATCAAAAGCCGTCTTAGACATGCCGCTAGCTTGTTGCAAAGCCGTCCCTAAGCCGGGCGCTTGTTTTTCAATTCTGCCAAGGCTTGAGCTTGTTACAGTTCCACTTGCTTCAATTTTTGATAACCCATTGGCAAAACCGTCAGCTTGTGTATTAGTAAGCTTTAACTTATCTGATAAACTACCAACGCCTTGAGCTAACTGATTAGTTTTAGATGCACTACCGGTCATGTCATAAAACTTAGTAGTCAAGTTAGCTACTGCCGTGCCTGATAAGTTAGTGTTTTCTTTCAAACTTTTGACAGACACTCCCATGGCTTTAATATCTGACTCAGAAGCACCCATATTTTTCCACTTCTCAGCAACTTCGGTAGCAGCTTCAGCAGACTCAAAACCTTGTGTGGCAAACTCTTTCACATAGCTGGTTGCTTGGGCAATACCGTTTGTGAGCGCATTTCCAATGAAAACGCCTAACCCAATATGGACTTTTTTACCAGTTTCCTCCGCTTCTTTGCCAGTTTGAGAAAAACCAGATTTTAGTTTTGCAAAAAAACCAGTTGGTGCTGTTTTCATCTGATCGTTCAATTCAGATATTTTAGTCTTAGTTTCAGCAACGGCCGTTCCAGTTTCATTTAACCGAGTTTTTTGCTTTAGATAAGCTTCACTTGTCGAGCCAGATGTGCTAGCAATTTTTTGAAGCTCACTTTCTTGCTTTTCATACTGAAATGAGAGATTAGAGAGTGATTGCTTCAATCCACTCATACGAGCTTTGTTTGCTTCTTCTTGTTTTCCCTCAGCCTCAAGACGATTAACATACGCTTGACTAGACTTTTGAGCTGTTTCATACCCTCGCTGTAAATCAGCTAAGCCACTTGTATAGTAGCTTAGACTGTTTTTAGCTCTGTCTTGCTGGCTTTCCATTGATGCCATCTGACGCGTAGCAGTTGCAATTTGTTTTTCTAACTTCTGATACTGTTCAGCACCAGATTGAGTAGTAACATCTAAGCCCTCTTGCCGTGACCTAAGAGCGTCAATTTTAGACTGTTGCAGCTCCATTGCTTTAGATAAACCGTTAACTTTTTCAGAGTAACTGCCTACCATGTCACCCGTTGAAGCCAGCATAGCGGCATTAGCTTTGAAACTGCTAGTTGCAGCAGAAACGGCAGATGTTAAGCCTTTTAGACTATTCGTAGCTGTTATGGTGTCAAGTGAAATCTTAGTCGCCATTTCGTTTTGAACTTTAGCCAAAAATTATTCCTCCTTTCACATAAATT